CAACATCAATCATCACTGGCAGAGATATCACTTTCACGATTGATGGTGACAACTTCGATGCTCAGGCAACAAGCGCAACTTTAACAATCGCTTCGACTGTCAATACATATCAGACACTTGACGGAAAAGCGTATTACACCACTGACACACAGGGAACATTCAACGTCGAACTGTTGCAGGATTTTGGTGCAGCAACTTCGATCTGCGAAGCTCTATGGAACGCGGCAGCAACAACACCAAACACCGCACTTCCAGTGCTTTTCACCGTGAATGGTGTTGCCTATGCTTTCAGCGTGCAGCCAATTTTCCCAGATTTGGGTGGTACTGCACCAGATGCTTTGACAGCAACTCTTGCTTTCACTTGCGTCACTACACCAGTTTTAGACTAAAACAAACAATCGGGAGCAAAAATGAAACTAGCAATCACAATCGAATATCAAAGCGGCGAAGCTGAGACTTACATGGCGCAGCCGCCAGAGTTTGCAAAATGGGAAAATAAGACTGGACTGGTCGTTTCTCAAATGCAAGACAAAACGGGAATCTCCGATTTGTTGTTTTTGGCGTATCACGCAATGAAACGTCAATCTGGCGGCAAACCTGTAAAGCCTTATGAAGTTTGGTGCGAAACCGTCACAGATGTTCAAGTCGGTGACGATGAACACCCAAAAGCCATCCCGTCGGAAGCTTAAATCGAATCCTTTGGGATTTATCCATTGCAACTGGATTGCCCAGATCGGAATTTGAATCAGCCGAGGACGTAATGACAGCGATCGAGATTTTGGAGAGCAAAAATGGCGGATGAGCTAATTGCCTACGATAAATCTGATTTGCGTGGTGTTTATCGTGCTTTCAAGGCGATGGACGATGAAGCTGTTGCCCAAGCAAAAAAAGAATCAAACACTTTGGCGACTTATTTGCAGGGGCGGATTCAAAGCACAGCCAGCGGTGCAAATAACAAAGTCGCACCAATGATCGCTGGCGGATCACGCGTTTCAAAATCTGCTAAAACTGGCGAGATTTCATTTGGTTTTGCATCCCAAAAACTCAGCGGCGGCGGTACGACTCAAATGCTTTGGGGCGGTTATGAATTTGGATCAAATAGATATAAGCAATTTCCAGTCTGGTCTGGTCAAGAAGGTCGAGGATCGCGTGGATGGTTTATCTATCCAACTCTGCGCGCCGAGCAGCCTTATATCATCAATCAATGGGAAAATGCGTTTAGTCGAATTTTGAAGGAGTGGGACTGATGGCAACGGGTTCAAGAACGCTAAAGCTCTCCATTCTGGCTGACGTTGATCAGCTAAATAAATCACTCAAATCAGCAAATAGTGACGTCGAAAACTCATCTAACAAGATGACCGAATTTGGCAAAAAGGCTGGAGTCGCTTTTGCCGCCGTTGCTGCTGCTGCTGGTGCTATGGCTGTCAAAATTGGAATTGACGCTATCAAAGCAGCTAGTGATCTATCTGAAACCGTATCAAAAGTCGGTGTCATATTTGGTGACAGCGCGGGCAAAATCAACGCTTTTGCAGCTACCGCAGCAACCAAATTGGGTCAAACAAAACAACAAGCTTTGGATGCAGCTGCAACGTTTGCAACCTTTGGAAAATCAGCTGGATTGTCTGGCGATGATCTAGTCAAATTCTCAACTGGCTTTACCAAATTGGCTTCCGATTTGGCTTCATTCAATAACACTTCACCAGAGCAGGCAATCAATGCCATTGGTGCAGCTTTGCGTGGCGAAGCAGAGCCATTGCGTGCTTATGGTGTTTTACTTGATGACGCTTCAATGCGACAAGCTGCTTTGGAACTTGGAATCACCAATACAACTAAAAACGCTCTAACACCGCAACAAAAGGTTTTGGCTGCGCAAGAATTGATCTATCGTCAAACAAGCGCAGCACAGGGAGATTTTGAGCGTACATCTGGCGGTTTAGCCAATCAAACAAGAATTTTGACGGCTCAACTTGAAAATGCAAAAACAACTATCGGAGATGCGTTGCTCCCGATTGTCTTAAAACTAAGCACATTCTTTTCTCAAAACGTGATCCCAATCGTTGAACAATTAGCTGGGGCGTTTTCAAATAAAACTGGTGGCTTGGGCGAATCATTTGATTCCATAACATCAACAATCAAATCAATCGTTACGCCAGTTTTTGAAGGCGTAGTGAGCATTTTCAATAATGTAAAACAAGCGATCATTGACAATATCGACAATTTCAAGGGTTTTCTTGATGTCGTGAAATACGTCGCACCACTTGTCGGAAGCGTTATTGGTACGGCTTTGAAAGCGATTGCACCGATTGCAAATGCCGTGATCGATGTCTTTGGAACGATCATTGGGGCAATCAAACCAATTCTGAATTTTGTCATTGACGCGATCAATAAAATCATCACAGGAATCAATTTGATCAAACCCGGGGCTGATATCTCTTATGTTCCAAAAATCGGAACTACTTCATCGACTTCATCGACTGGCAATGGAACAAGCGTTCCAACTGCTTCGCTTCCAACTGGATTTACTTCGAGCGTAACGAACCCAAAGCCAACGCCAACGCCAACACCAACCCCAACAGCAATCGCAGCTGCGGCAAATACGACGGCGGCAGCATCAGCCGCTTCAAATGTTGTGACTGGATCATTTAAGGCTGGAACTTTTAGAGCGGCGGAAGCGGCATCGATGGGAACTGTCATCAATTTGACTGTCACTGGTGCATTTGAACCAGAAGGAACGGCAAGAACCATCATCAATACGTTAAATGATTCATATTATCGAGGCGGCGGTGGCGGCGGAAATTCATTGGTCGTCGCATGACGCTTTGGAATCCAATCTGGCGCGTCAAGATTGATGGCGTTGTTTTTACCAATTTTGCGCTTGCCAATATGACAATCACATCTGGTCGAGTCAATATTTACGAGCAAGCAAATGCAGGGTACGTCAATATCCAGCTCATCAATCTTGATCAAAGCAACGTCGATCTTAATATCAATGATTCAGTCACCATCGAATTACAAGATTCGGCAGCTGCATTTGTGCCGATTTTTGGCGGCACTATTGTCGATTTTGAAATATCCGTTTCAGCAACGGGATCAGTCGGAATCAATCAAACCGTGTCAATCATTGCTCTTGGAGCTTTGGCACGACTTCCAAAAGCATTGACGGACGGCACTTTGGCATCAGCTCACGACGGCACACAGATCGCTCATATTTTGCAAGACTTACTTTTGAATAACTGGAGCGAAGTACCAGCAGCCTTGACGTGGGCAAATTATGATCCTACAGAGAATTGGGCGCACGCACAAAATGTCGGACTTGGTGAAATTGATACACCAGGAAATTACGATCTTGCTGCTCGAACATCAAATATCACGGACGTTTATTCACTGGTTTCAGCTCTTGCAACATCTGGACTTGGTTATATTTACGAGGATGGATCGGGACGCATTTCATACGCAGATTCAACGCATCGAAGCATTTATCTGGCGACGAATGGATACACCGACGTTTCAGCTGCACAAGCTCTTTCAAATGGAATGTCAGTGGCAACGCGAGCAGGGGACGTCCGAAACGTCATCTCCTTGAACTACGGCACAAACTCACAAAATAACGTGGTGGATTCTGATACGACTTCGATCGGATTGTACGGACGACTTTCACAGATCATCAGCACGACTTTGAAAAATCATGCAGATGCCGTTGCGCAGGCGGCTTTCTATTTGAAGCTCAGAGGGTATCCTCAAGCTAACTTTTCACAGATTACTTTCGAGCTGACAAATCCAGAGATTGACAATGCCGATCGGGATTCGCTGATAAACATATTCATGGGCTTGCCGTTGCGTATTTCAGATTTGCCGCTAAATATGACGGCTGGTACTTATTTGGGTTTCGTTGAAGGCTGGACATGGCGAGCCGCGTACAATTCGATTTCGGTGACTATCTTGCTTTCGCCGCTTGCTTACAGCTTGCAAGCTTTGCGATGGGAACAGGTATCATTCGCCGAACGATGGAATACCATCACACCGACTCTTGACTGGGCAAATGCCCTTGTCGTGGCATAAGGAGAATAAATGAGCAATCCGACGAGCAACTTCGGCTGGCAGATGCCAACGCCGACCGATTTGGTAACGGATTTACCAGCTGATTTTGAGGTCTTTGGTCAAGCGGTGGATACATCGATGGCTGACCTCAAAGGCGGTACTACTGGACAAATCTTGTCCAAGAATTCAAATACCGACATGGATTTTGTCTGGATCGCAAACGATCAAGGTGACATCACTGGCATCACAGCTACATCGCCGCTGACTGGTGGTGGTACATCTGGCGCAATTACTGTTGGAATTCAATCCGCATCTACGACTCAATCTGGTGCGGTTCAGCTGACAGATTCAACATCAACGACTTCATCAGTTTTGGCTTCAACGCCTACAGCTACAAAAGCAGCTTATGATCTGGCAAATGGTGCAATTCCAAAATCTTTGATCGATGCAGCTGGCGATTTAATTGTCGGAACTGCCGATAATACTGCGGCCAGATTACCTATTGGAACGACTGGACAGATTCTTACCGTTGCGGCTGGAACAGCTTCATGGGCAACACCAGCAGCCGGTGGCGGCGGAAAAGTTTTGCAGGTGGTTAATGGTACTCGTAGCGTAAATGCAACAAGTGCTTCGACGACCTATGCAGATACAGGGTTGACTGCAACAATAACTCCAACTTTAAGCACAAGCAAAATTTTGGTTTTGGTCAATCAGGCTGGTTGCGGAAAACAATCAAGCGATACAGGTTTAAGGTTGCAATTGTTGCGCGGGTCAACAGTTTTATCACTAATCGAAGGTGCGGCTGGTTATACAGGAACGGCTGCTCAAAACTTTATTGGTTCTGTTTCAACATCTTATTTAGATTCACCAGCAACCACGTCTGCAACAACATACAAGACACAATTCGCGTCATGGTTTGGAACAGGCGATAGCAATGTCCAACAACAAAGTTCAGTTTCAACAATTACACTTTTAGAAATAGGGGCATAAAATGGCAACAGGTGGTGAAGTTTTGAGAATGTTGTGCCCGTCAGGTGGTTGGGTCGTCTATGGTGACGATTATGATTCAATCATTTGGGACGACGATCAACCAAAATGCACGAAAACACAATTCACGGCAGGTTTTGCACAATTTGACGCTTGGAAAACAAAGCAAGATGCAAAAGCTGAAGCGGACAAAAATGCACTTTTAGCAAAATTAGGCATAACCGCCCAAGAAGCAAAGTTGCTGATTCAGTAATGCTCCAAAGTCATAACGGATGGAAAGCGTCGAAAGACGCAGCTGAAATCAACATCATCAGCGTTCCAATTAAAGGCACGCAGATCAAGGTGCGATGCGCGCAATCCGTCGCGCCATTGATCGCTGCATTTTGCAAAGAATTTCATGAGCTGATCGAGCCGATCAATGAAGGCAAACTCGATGACTGGGGCTATTGCTTTCGCAATGTCCGAGGATCAAATGACAAGCTTTCAAATCACAGCTCTGGCACAGCAGTCGATCTCAATGCCGTCGGTCATCCACTGGGCAAAGCTGGGACATTCCCAAACGAAAAAGTACCGATGATTCGTGCATTGGCTAAAAAGTACGGAATGATTTGGGGCGGTGATTTCAGATCGCGTCCAGATGAGATGCACTTTGAGATCGCTATAACGCCAGCGAAAGCCGCTGCGTTGATCGGGAGCTTAGGACTAGGAGAAAAGCAATGAAAGACTTCAAAGCTCTTGCAGCTTCATGGCTGCGTTCATTCTTAGCAGCTGCACTTGCCGTGTTCATGGCTGGTGTTACCGATCCAAAGACTATTGCCTACGCTGGAGCAGCTGCCGTTGCGCCAGTGGTGTTGCGATATCTGAACCCAAAGGATAAGGATTTCGGCGTCAAATGACTGAGGCAATCACAGCGATCGGACTAATTGCAGCGACCACGGTTTCATCAATAGCAGCTATTTATGCAGCAAAATCAGAAAAAAACTCACGTCCAGTGAGCAATGGTTTTGCCGATGGAATTCGTGGCGATGTACGTGAAATTCGATCGCTGATGATTGACCACTTAAAAGACCACAAATAAGCAATCGACACGCCGAAAACTAGGCGTGAATCTTGAATTTGTCCCATATTGCTGTCACTCTCTATTTCAGGGAGCGCGACCGTCGCTTCCCGAATCGGGAGCAAAAAAATGAATGAACTATCGATTGTCGTAGCAATGACACTGGCTGCAATTCTATGGGCAGCGGTTTCATATTCAGTCGGATACAAAGAAGGCGAGCGCGTTGGCTTTACGCGTGGTCGTGCTGTTTCACGCCATATTTCATCGTCAAATAAGGCGGTCAAATAAATGGGATTCTTGGACAATTACGAAGCTGCACGCGCTCGCACGGATCGCTGGCTGGCAACATTTCCCACTGGGCGAATTGAGACTGAGATTGTCGAATTTAGTGCTGAAAAAGGCTATGTGCTAGTCAAAGCTATTGGATATCGAAACGCTGATGATTTACATCCAGCGGGCATTGATTTCGCTTATGGCTATCAGGGAGCGTACGTTCAGAATATGCGCCGCTGGTTCGTCGAGGACACTACGACAAGCGCGATTTTGCGCGTCATGCAGCTGATCATGGGCGGTGCTGAACGTACGGTGCGCGAGACAATGGAGCAGATTGAGAAACTTCCAGCAAAGATCGCAAACGTGGATCAGGAATATGATTATTGGACGACCAAACATGGAGACGTGCCATCGTTCAAATCTGAGGATGAATTGACGGCAGCTGAAAAAGCGCAGACCATTGGCGGAGCGATCCAAGAAGTTACGGCACAGCTTGGCGGTGAGATGCTGAAAGAAGCTCCACAGTGTCAGCACGGTCATCGAGTATGGCGTGAAGGCGTATCAGCTAAAACGGGCAAAGCTTGGGGCAATTACAGCTGCGTAGAGCGCAAGCCAAATCAATGCGATCCAGTCTGGTACGTATTTACATCAGACGGCACATGGAAGCCACAAATATGAGCGACTACATGGAGATCATCAACCCTCAAACCATGATGGCAAAGCTGCTGCACAATGGCGAAATTGTCGAGGAATACAAAGTCGAGCAATGCGATAAATGCTCAAAGCTTACAAAGCTGGACTCATTTGGCTATCAAAAGGGATATGGCAATGAAAAGATCATTTGGTTTTGCGGTGGCTGCCGATGATCATGGTACGACTTTCAAGAGCTGATGAAATCGTCGCAGCTTCAACGGGATTGGCACGCGAATCCAGATATGGATCAAATCCCAAATTCAAAGGAAACAAAGGCAACTTTCATCACGCCATTGTGATTCACAGTGAAGCTGCTGGAGCTGAGATTGCCACTGCACGCTATTTCGGGATCGAGGACTTTGTACCGACAGTCGATACGTTCAAGAATGAACCCGATCTACGACTTGGGGCATTGGGCATCGAAGTCAAACAAACTGGTCACAAGTCTGGTCATTTGATTATCACAGACGATGATCGTGATACTGATGTGGCTGTGCTTGTAGTGGGCGAATCGCCTACATATTACGTCGTCGGATGGATTCCCGTCAGTGTGGCAAAGAAACCGCGCTACAAGGCATCTGATGGCTCTTACTGGGTAAGCCAGATCAATCTGCAACCGATCGAGAATTTGAAACGGAGTCAATATGCCAATTCTGGAATTTGATTGTTCAATTTGCGGAAAGCTTTACGGAAAGACAAAGCAACGTCATGGACTAAAAAAAGGTTCAGAGCTGACGACAAATGAATGGTTTGCAACTTGCTTGGGATGCGGCGTATTTGGAATTAAGATCGTTGATGATTCCAAGATTGATGATTTAAGCTTATGAATAAGTTATCCACAGGCTTCATCCACAGGGTGTGCGCAACGCCCAACAACACGCTCAAACTTGACTGGTATTTGACTTC